CGTACACAAAACTTGCATAGTTAGTATCGATAAAATTAATTGTGCTTGTAATAATATTAGGAAACTCAGTAACAAATGATGTACGCAAGGTAAGTTTTGCTTGTAAGTCATCTACAAATGCTGGAGGAGTATTCGCAACTAGTGTTTCAAAGTTAGGTGCTACAGTTTGCGGTGCATAGTTAGTTCCGCTTTCAATTACTTCTTCAACTAGTAATATTAAACCTTGCGCTCGTGTTATAAGACTTTCACTTATTGTAGGCTCTGCTATAGTTTGCTGTTCAACTACTACTTGCTTACGTTGACCTACAGTAAAAACAGTATTACGCATAATAGTATCGATGATACTTCTTATAAATCCAAATGCGGCTATGTGCTGTTGAATTTGTGTTGGTATTACACTTGTTATTCCGTTCCAATAACTATTTGCTATTTCCTTAATTGCAGTATTACCTTCAAACAATAAATCAAATCTTAATGCGTCTAATAAGAATCCTATATCTCTTTCACATTTTGCTTGGTCGTAAACATAATCAGTAGTAAATGGCTCAGCACCTGCTACTACTTTTTGTCTAATAAACTCTACTGTTTCTGCTTGTATGAACGTTTTGTTTGCGGTGATAATTGCACTAGCATAATCTTTAGCATCGTCATATACTGTTGCCGGAAAAAATAAGTCGTCAACATTTCCTGCGCCATTGTTTAGGACATCTATAACATCATCAAATATACTAGCATTTGCTTGTTGGACAGCAGTTATATCAGATAATGCTGTGTTGGCTTGTCCTTTTGCATATGTCAGACCGCCTATTGTAGGTGCAAGCTGATCACTTAATACATACGCACTGTTTGGTCTTGTGTAAGAAAGTGCGGCTATGCGTCCAAAATAATTAGTACCTAGTATACTATCGTAACTACTTGCTTTTAGTATAAATTGTAAATCACGTTTACACTTGTCTCTATTATAATCAAACAAATATGTATTGTTAACATATGTAATAGTTTCTTCTTGTATAAAACTTTTGTTTGCCGCTAATAATGTTGTTGCATTTACTTTTGCATCACTAGGTGCTGTAACTGATTGTGCTTGATAACGATTACCATCTGCATAAAACGCTGTAGGCATAAGAGGCTTACGCCAAAAGCTACTAGCAACCATACTAAGGTTATCGCCTGCTACTGAGTCTATATTAAATTCTTGGTTTCCTGTGAATCCGTCTGCAAATATACCTCCATGGAAGCCAACTGCATAAGGATCAGTGTCGTAACTTGATTTTGGAAAACATGCACCTGTATGTGGATAAGGTGACTTAGTTAAAATTTGTCCTTCGGGATCTAGTACAAAGGCAAAACTACTATGCTTGTCTGTTGTATAATCGTGAAACCAGTTTGTACTGTTACACAAGAATACGTCATTGTATAAGTTATCACGTGGTGTACTATATTCACTACGAGGATCTGTTAGATAATGATATCCAAAGTATCCATCTGGAAATTCATCTGTTTCTCTCCAAAAGCGTATCTTTGCCCAAGGTGATTCACTTGGTACACCAATCTTTGGTCTTACTGTTGTACGTCTTTGTCCTGCTCCAAATATACTTGTGTTCTCTGGAACCTTAATAGGCAAGTGTTCTTCGTATATACCACTTGCTACATGTACTAGTATCTGTTTTGTTTTTATAGGTTGTTCTTCGTTAACAAAGTTTTCAGTTTCAGGATTAGCATTTATAATATCTTCTGCTAAACGCATTGCTGAGTTGATAGTTCTAAAAGCTGTACCCCAACTTCTACCTCTTTGTACTCCGTAACGTCTATCATCGTGTCCGTCAAGGCTAACGTATAGTTCTACTACGTCACCGTTGATAACAGTTTTATTTAAAAAGAACCATTCTTGGCCGTCAGCATACTCAACTACTTTATCATTTTTATTGTAACGTAAACTGCCTTCTACAGGATTAGGTCTGTCTTTCTTATCTCCACCCGGAAGTCTTAGACTTTTTGCTTCGCCATTGTCGTCAATTATAACAGCAAGATTATTTCCAACTTTTAGGTTGTTATCATTGTCAACAACTAATTGCTCGTTGAAAACATTGTTACCGCCATACTTTTCACCGTCACCAACAAATACTTGTTTAAGTTCAGTGTCGTATATTATTTCACCCTTGAGTGGAACAAAGGCTAACCTTTCGGCTGTAGTACCTCTACGTAAGATGATGCTACCAAGTTCTGCCATATTATGCTCCTATAATTAAACCATTTTTATCATAATTCGGATCAGGAACATATGTGGCTTCTCCTACTTTTGGAAGATTGCCACAGTCATTTATTTCTGGATTTGGTGCTGTAAATGAGCCGCCGTCTAACGTAGATCCTGCTTGCTCATAAGTAGTTTTTCCGCCATCTACAGAATCTCTATTAAAGATATTATTTTTATCAAATGGTGCGCCACGTGGTGTTGTCATCAATACATTCCTTATATGAATGTATTTATCGTGATCTTTACAACGCTATGCCAGTTGTCTTTTCTGTATATTGTTTGCTGATTTGTTCTTCTGTTTTAGCCATACAACTTACTGCTGAACTGTTTAAAACAAATTTACCATCAGGTGATACACTAAACATAAATGGTGCGAGTCCTAGTCCTTGTTGCTGTGCAATAAGTACCATTGGCTTTTTTAGTGTGTAAGACTTTTCATCTTCTTTTTCTAAACGTGCAACAATCTCTTCGCCTGAACTTAATTTAAATGAGACATTGTCTCCAACTTTATACGGTGCTTCGATTAACATTATATAGTATGTCCTGTTCCGTTATAATTAGTATTTTCAATATATTCTACCATTTGTTCGTATCCGCCAACTTTGTTCCCGCCAACTATAATTTGCGGAAATGTTCTTGCTGTTGGAAATTCTTCAAAGACTTCTTCTCTTGTAAAGTCTTTGCCTAATTCTTTATACTCGTATGGTAACTGTCTTGTTTCGCATAGTGCTTTAGCTTTTGTACAACTTGGACATGCAGGTTTGCCCCATATAGTTATCATAAACTGAATCCTTTCAATGAATCCTTGTCTACATCTTGTTTGATGCCGCCGATAATATAAGACTCTACTTCTGTCTCTTGTGGAGCAACTTGTAGCCCTGAGCTACTTAACCAATGTTGTGTCCAAGGAAGTGGGTTAGTGTTAACAGGCTGATCAAAAATTGCTTGTAACCCCAGCGCCTTTAACCTGCGGTTGGCAATGTATTCAACATATTGATTTAGTAAAGCTGCATTCAATCCAATCATTGAGCCATCTTTAAACAAATAGTCAGCCCAGTCTTTTTCTTCTGCAACACAATCACGCCATAAGTCGTATACATCTTGTTCACACTCTTTGGCAATCTTCTTCATTTCTGGATCGTCTTTGCCTTGTGACCAAATTTTCAAAACATGTGTGCTTAGGGCTAAATGTTGAGCTTCATCTCGAGCAATAAGTGAAATAATCTTAGCTGAGCCTTCCATTAGCTTCAGTTCGCCAAAACCAAATGTACATGCAAAACTTACATAGAAACGCAAACCTTCTAAAATGTTTACAGTCATCATTGCTAGATACAGTTTCTTTTTAACATCATGTAAGCTACCTTCGCCTCTATGATTGTAAGCATCAACTGCTTCTACAAATGCATCATAATGTTTAGTAACACTTGTTGCACGAGCAATAATCTTTTCATCATCTAAAATAGTGTCAAACACTTCTGCAGGATCAGCATACACATTTTTCATAATGTGTGTATAGCTACGTGAATGGATTGTTTCAAAGAAGTCCCAAGTAACAATACATCCTTCTAGTTCAGGAAGTGAAACATGCGGCAAAAATGCTAGGCATGGACCACGTCCTTGGACACTGTCGAGCAGTGTTTGATACTTTAAATTTGCTGTAAAGATATGCTTCTGCTCTGGGCGGAAGTTAGCAAAGTCAGCTCTGTCTTTTTGTAGACTTACTTCTTCAGGTCTCCAAAAATATCCAAGCATTGTTTGGTTAAGTTTGTCAAACACAGGAAAACGAAATGTATCGTAACGCTGTGTGTTTTGATCTGCTCCGAAGAACATATTCTGTTTGGTGAAGTCCACCTTATCTTTGTTAAAAACTGTCTTTGCCATGTGTCTCTTTCCTTACTATGTCTAATAGTATAATACTATCTTTTATTGTGTCTGTCAACAATTAAATTGCACACGAATCACAATACTCATCATATTCGTCATCAGTGCCATTAAAGTCTGTTCGTTCAACTGGTGACTCTTTTACATTATCGTGCCAGCCTACGTTATGTGCAGGTTCATCAATTACAGCTTCACTTGGATCAGTTTTATAATCATAAGTGTTTTGGTAGTAACTAGTTTTCCATCCCATTTTATATGTTGTCAATAGGTCCTGAATCATCTGACTCATAGGCACTTCATTGTTTTCATAATGAGTTGGATTGTAACTCCAGTTACCACTGATAGCTTGGTCGAAAAACTTCTGCATAACAGCAACAGTATTTATATATCCTGTGTTGTTTGGCATCTCCCATAACAACGTGTAGTGGTTCTTTAGTGTATTATACTGTGGAACAATCTGCTTAAGAGGCCCTTTTTTGCTTTTCTTAACGGACAAGTAGCCTCTAGGAGGTTCGATTCCATTGGTAGCGTTCGACACAACGGAACTGCTCTCCGAAGGCATTTGTGCGGACAATGTGCTGTGCCGTAGTCCGTGTTCCCTAATCTGTACTCGTAAAGCCTCCCAATCATAGCTTAACTTGTTCTCCACAATAGTATCGACATCAGTTTTATATGTGTCAATAGGCAGTATGCCATCACTGTATTTAGTACGGTCAAAGTAATCACAAGCGCCACGCTCTTGTGCAAGTGTGTTAGATGCTTTTAACAAATAGTATTGGAATGCTTCTGATAAGTCATGTACTATTTTCCACGCTTTAGGATCAGCATAGTTAACTTTATTCTTAGCTAGATAATGTGCAAGTCCAATGTAGCCTACACCCAATGAACGTCTTGCTTTAGTTGACTTCTCTGCTGCCTTAATAGGATATTTTTGATAGTCAATAATTTCTTCTAATGCTCTAACAGCTAAGTCACATAGTTCTTCTAAGTCACCTAAAGATTTAATTAATCCTACATTGATAGCACTTAAGATACACAATGCAATTTCACCTTCTTCGTCATCAATGTGTTCTAACGGCTTAGTTGGTAGTGTAATCTCTTGGCACAAGTTACTCATATATACTGTGTCTTTGAATGAGCTGTGTGTATTACAGTGATCAACATTCATAATATAAATGCGTCCTGTTTCTGCACGTTCTTTGATCAACGCACTAAACAACTCCATTGCTGGAATAGTTTTCTTTTTAATGCTGTATGCACGTTCGTATTTCTCGTATAGCTCTTGGAACACTTCTGGATCACCAAAGTAAGCATCATACAAGCCTGGCACATCATGTGGTGAGAAAAGAGTTATATCTCCGCCGGATAATAACCTTTCATACATAGTTTTGTTTAACTGTATGCTGTAATCTAACTTACGTACTCTGTTATCCTCTGTACCTTTGTTGTTTTTTAGTACAAGGATGTCTTCAATCTCTTGATGCCAAAACGGGAAGTGCGTAGTAGCACTGCCGCCACGTACACCATTTTGTGTACAACAACGTACTGTTGCTTCAAATTTCTTTAGGAACGGAATAATACCTGTGTGTGCTACTTCACCGCCTCTAATCTTTGCATTTACTCCTCTGATACGTCCTGCGTTGATTCCGATTCCTGCTCTTTGCGCTGTATAGCGTCCAATAGACATATCGCTGGCAAAGATGCTATCAAGGGTATCGTTAGAGTCAACAAGAACGCAACTTGCAAACTGCCTGACAGGGGTCCGGACGCCAGCCATGACTGGTGTTGGGATATTGATTTTAAATAGTGAGGTCGCATCGTAGTATCTCCTTACATAATACATTCTATCTTCTGCTGGATAGTTAGCAAATAGCGTTGCCGCAATCATCATATACATGAACTGAGGAGTTTCAAATATTTCGTCTGATGAACGATCCTGAACTAGGTATTTGTCAACTACTTGACGTAGTCCTGCATAGGTAAAGTTCTCGTCACGCTTATGTTTAATGTATGAGTCAAGAGAGTCAATTTCTTCTTTTGTGTATGACTTAAGGATTGCCGGGTCATATACTTTGCGTTCAATATTTTTATTAATCATGTCGTAAAAACTAATAGCATCATATTCACCAAACACTTGTTTGTTTAATGTATATGCTAATAGTCTAGCTGCCGCATACTGATAGTTAGGTGCTTCTAAATTAATTAAGTCATTTGCACTACGGATAAGAACTTCTTGTATTTCTTGTGTACTCATACCATCATAAAATTGTATGTTAGCATTCATTTCGATTAGACTTGCACTAACTCCTGCTAATCCTTCACACGCATGCATTACTACTTTGTGGATTTTATCGATGTTTAAGTGTTCTTTTGAACCATCACGTTTGATGATCATTGTTCCGTTTGACATGTTCTCTCCTCTTCTCTTTTTAGTTTGTTTGATATTTATTGTAATTTTGGCATGCTATATTTCTTCTTGATTTCAAAGTGTTCAGGTAAGAATTTAGCATTATCTTGTACTCCGTTAGGGTGTTCGATTAGTGTTTTACCTACGTAAAGTAAGTAGTGGGTCGACGAATTTTTTCTATCTATAACGATATGTATCTCGAACTGGTCCTGGGAAAAACGTTCGGTTAACTGTAGTGAATAACACATACCTAGCACGGTGCAGAACTCACAGTACTGATTCTCTTTTACAAGTTCCCACGGTGTTGGCCACATACTATTATCCCATGGATCCGTGTGGATACTTACTGTAGGTGCTGTGTTATATAAGTCTATTACATCCTGTATAGGAGTGTTTGATGTTTCAAGATTTTGCCTAAATTCACTCCAGGCTAAAAGTCTGTCTTCATATTTTTTACAAAACATTATTCACCGGCGGCGTCAATTGTTGATTTTCTATTTCTAATTTTAAATTCTATAGTTGACTGATCATCTGATGGCATTGTACTTGCTATTAGTACATCAACTGTTTCGTCTACAGTGTCTCCATCAGCGTCTTGTATAAGTGCTCCAAACGATATTGCATCTTCATAAGCAGATGTCCCAATGTAATCATAATTATCTGATACTGTAACTGTTTTATCAATACCGTTTAGTGTTAGTGTACATGTTCCACTGCGTGAAGCAGAGTATGCACTACTATTAATTACATATTCAATTTCATATTGCTGACTTGCAATATCAGGTTCACCTGAAAGTCTAAATCTTTTTACTCCAATTGGTCCATTT